TTTTCATTTAAAGTAAAGGTTTGCCTCTGCTTCCCTTCTCCTTGTCAGACCTGCAAGTACCTTACCACCTGCTTTGTTCCATTTTAGGAACTCTGCCCTTATGCTTGGATCGTTATGATTGGCATTGACCTTTTTTAGTAGTGTTGACTTTTGCAAGTTAACCACTCCACAATTATATGCAAATGATGTCAATGCTCCGAATTGGTTAGGCGTTACATTTGATGTAACTAATTTGGCAACTTTAGCAGAAAAGTCATTTGCTATTATTTCAAACAAATCCTCTGCCTTTTGCTGAGATATTGCATTTCCTGCAACAACTGGTGTACCATCCTCAAAGAATGTATTGCCATATCCAATTGTCCACTTCTTAGCAGAGCATTGATAGGCTTTTAACTTACATCCTTCAAAATACTTAATTAGATCAGCACCTTCTTTGTTCAGTTTCATAGTTTAGATTTTATGTAAAAGTATGCACCCATCATTCCAATCAATATGAATATCCATAATTGCCTTTTCTTTGCCTTTCCTTGCCATTCGTTCAATTCATACGTTAAACGTGCTGAATCAGCTTGTAATAACCTCACACGGGCATTATCAACAATGAAGGACTTGATGGTATCGTGAATCGTTACTGATTTGACTATATCTCTTGTTTTCCACTTGGTAATGTAGGTTGTATCATTTAGTACATAGGTATCAGTAAGCGTATCAATCCTTACCAAAGTATCTAACTCAACAAGTGTATCTGATGTAGTGATAAATGTAGTATCATTTGCACACCATCCACCTTTAACCACAACCTTTGCGACTTCTTCAAGCTTCTCTTGGTCACGCAAAACTTGCTTAACTGGGTTGCATCCGATAAATAGCATCAATAAAAGTAAGTATCTCATATTATTTTTTTTCATCTTGCGTTGCGTACTTAATACCCATAATTGTACCAACTATTGAAAAGGCATTTGTAAGAAGTACGCTGAACATATTTGACCAGGTTGACCCGATTATCTGCGTGTCCTTATTGGATAGTATTGCGAAGGAGTACATAATTGTAGTGATAAACCCAACGCTTATAATAACTGCCAAAGCACACTTAACAATCGTTTTAATTAATTCGTTTTGACTTTTCTTTAGGGTTGCATCCAAGTCCTCCAACGCAGCGTTTTTCTCAATCTCAATAGCTTCCCTTAACTTATTACTATTGTCTAATTCCTTTTGCAAAGTCTTAGACAGCTCGTTTATTTTGTTCTTACTTTCAACAGTTTCGCTGATGTCAGTCGCTATCTTCATCACCTTTGTTATAACACCTGCTTCATCAAAGATGGGGTTGTATGTCGCTTGTAAGTAGATAGGTGAACCATCTATCTTCTTTCTCTCAAACTCCCCTTCAAAGAACTTTCCTGCTCTTAATGTTTCCCAAAACTTAACATACTCATCAGACTTGCTATATTCATAGCTGACAAAGATGCTATGATGCTTACCGATTAACTTATCGTGTTCATCCTCTTGAAATCCCATTGCTTTTAAAAAGATGGCATTTACACCAAGAATGAATCCGTTTAGGTCAAAGTAAATAATCGCATTGCTACGATTAATTGCCTCCATCCTACTTAGGAGTTCTTCCTTACTTAGGTTCTTCATCTTTTTTCTTGAAGATAGTTTGCACCGCAGAGATACCCAAAGCACCTATTGCGACCGCAGTCACGCACTCAACAAGTATTGTTGATGGTGCGATATGCTCCTCGCTAAAACTATTCCAAAGCAAGGTGATGCAAAGGAATATTGTCGCTAAGATACCTGCGAAGCGTTTGCTACTAAGTTTCCCATCTTCAGCAAGTAAACTCCAAATAAAATTCTTTATCATTTCTTCAATTCTTTATATAACCTAACTAAATTATACACTATGGTTGTTAACCCCGCCAAAATAGCAACGACCACACCGACCTCGCTGAGGGCAATATCTGCCCACACCTTAATCAGTATAGTCGCTACACACATTCCAATAGACTTGCTATCCATTTTCTGCTTTCTCTTTTTGAAGTTCCTCTGCAATCTTTTGGTTAACCTCTTGCAATTGCTTCTGCAAGTATTCCAAATTACTTAAAATGTCGTAAGCAGCTGCTTTTAATTCAATAAGTGTCATAGTATTTAATTTATACAAATTTATATATTATTTGTCATCCAAGGAAGCGGAAGTGATACTTCTTTTGGGTTCTTTTGGTTCTCAATTTGGGCATCAAGTGATGCATCAATTACCGCCACATCCATTGCACTTTCCAACCATCCCTCTACAATTGCCTGTGTTAGGTCAGCGTAAGGGGTGAAATTGTCGGGTGATGGGGAAGGGATGCTCTGAGCACCATAGGTCTCAGCGAACCAAGTCTTGTCGCCATCAATCTGCTCTGCTTGTCTTCTCCAATGTACGGTGAACACCACATCAGTTAGATTGTCAGCAGTTGTTGGGTATTCATTCATTTGCGAAATAATCCATTTGTAAGTTGTTGCCATTTTTATTTGCTTTTATTGTTATATGTTTCGTTGTAATATTGTTCACCTTCATCAAATGCTTTTCCTTCAATCCAAATGCCTTCATTATGAGCATTTATAATCTGCTGTTTCTCCATTTCTTTTGCCTCATTTTTTAAATGCTCTAAAAAGTTTCTATCACTAATTTCTACTATTTGATATAACTTATTTACTATCCAATCAACTGCTGTTTGTGTATGCATTTTATTTTCTTTTATACAATTTTCAGAGTTCCTCCATCATTCCAAATATCTCCTGCTGAAAGACCTGTTGCGGAGGTTGGGAGACTTGAGAAGTTAATTTTTCCATCTGATTTAATACTTAATGCGTTAATCCAAGAAATTGTATTTCCAGCAGTTCCGCTTGATGCAACACTAAAAATTAATCCATCTCCACTTGCTATTTTGGCAGCATAATTTGATAAATAATATTTCCAACCACCATTATATGTTGTATTAAAAGTTAATTGAGCATCACCATTTAAACCATCAACATTAATATCAAGTGTTCTATTATTGCCACTACCATAATATGCCCTAAATGCTAAACCTCCTACTTGAGTTATTTCCATTTTGGCATTAGCAGTAGTTCCACCCAAAGCAAGATTCCCCCCACTTGTGATGCGGAGGCGTTCGGTGTTATTAGTACCAAAAGCTAAATCATCACTTCCGCCAGTATTTATTCTTGCGAGTTCTGTGTGTAAAACAAAAGATAATGATGCTTGATTTTCATCAGTCAAAACTAAAGCAGTTCTTGCTGTTGATACAGCATTTGCTACCGCTATTGTTGCTCTTGATGTGCCAGTAGTTGTACCCAATTGAAGATTCCCACTCGCATCAAGCGTCATCGCTTGGGTGAATGAGATTGCGTTACCTGCGGTGCCGCTATCAGCAATATACCAAATGTGTGAACTATCACCTAATTGATACATTGATGCTGCCCTTGTTGCCTTATATATGTAATTAGTACCGTTGTTGTATGCGTTACTTAGTATTCTTGTGATACCTGTTGAACCTGGATTCCAAATTGCAGAACCGCTACCAATATCAAAACCAAATGTTCCACTTCCCCACGCACTCGGCACTACTCCGAGACCGAGGTTGCCAGAGGCATTAAGTCTCATGCGTTCACTAGCACCCATATAAAAAGTCATTGCACTGAATGAACCTGTATATGATTGTGCTATTCTTAATTCTTGAATATTTGCATCCTGCTGAATAAAACCATTAACTCCTAAATTCCATCTTGAAGTATATGCATCTGGATATGAAGTGTAAAATCTATTAAATGTACCCGTATAGACATCTAATTGTCCTAAGGGCGATGTCGTGCCGATGCCAACATTACCAGAGGCATTAATCCTCATCCTTTCGGAATTAGCAGTACCTAAAGCAATTGAATTGTCGGCAGGTCTAAATATGAAAGCATCAGCAGTTGGAGCAGATTGGTTAGAACGGAATATGTGTAAGTCTGAACGACTTGTTCCTGCCACATCAAGAAGGTATGATGGCGATGTCGTGCCGATGCCAGTATTCCCATTACTACCATTTACAAACAATCTTGTAGTGGCAGAAAATCCACTCCATACTTTAACATCTAAATCATATGCACTTGTTCCTGTATTATATTGATGAAAAAGACCACCTATTGGTGTGCTACCATCATAATAAAATCTAAACGCTTGACCAGCACCACTATTTAAATCATTGTTTTGTGCAATTACAGAAGTGAAACCATTTTGATTTTGTGCAAATCTACCCGTACCCACCACATCAAGTTTATGTGAGGGCGATGTCGTGCCGATGCCTAATCCTGTGGAGGTTAGACGCATTTGTTCAGCAAATGATGTAAAATCTGCTGCTGAACTTGCAAACCTTAATGATGTTCCATTTTTATAATTAATAAGGTTGCCATTTGAAGTATCTCCGAGTATTCTAACAAATGAACCTGTACTTGCGGTATCTTCACTAACAATACCTCCATTTGCACTTGAACCACCTACAACTAATTTAGTTGCAGGGTATGTGGTAGCAGTTCCAACGTTAATACTGCTTCCAGTATCTTGTGCTAAACTATTCCCCAACGCACTACCACTTGTCCACTTAGGCAAGTAGTTGGTTGTTCCTGTGCCTGTGACTGGGTTGGTTAAAGTTGATGTGCTACCATCTGCCATTAAGTATTGAGATGATGTGCCACCCGACTTGATGATTGATGCAGCAGTTAGGTTGCCAGTCATTCTCGCAGTACCAGTAACATCAAGATTGTAAGCAGGTGATGTAGTTGCAATACCTAATTTGTCAACCCCATCAAAATATAATCCACTTACGCTTGTGATGACAGTAGCACCATTAAAGAAAGCAACTTGACCTGCCGTTGTAGCAGCAGCAGTTGTGACTGTACCTACATTCCATGTCCTATTTGCTGATAAATCATAAGCAGTACCATTAATGGTTAAAGTCCTTGTAGTTGGAACACCGCCTAAACCCGAAAGGGTGTAAGTTGGGATATTTAAGGTGTTAGATATAAAAGTACTTGCACCACTTGAACCTGTTGTGGTCAAAGTGATAGTACTTTGTTTAGTGTTAAATGTAGTCCAATCTGTTGAACTTAATGCTCCCGTAGTGCTACCACTTGAAAGTGCTAAACTTAATTGTTGGGTGCTTAAACTCAAACCATTTGCAGTACCCAATGTAACCGCATTATGCCTCGCTGCCGTATTCGCTGCAACATCAGTATTAGCACTAACCCTACCCTCTGTGTAATATAAATTAGTACCCTCCGTTACCAATGTAGTGGTATAATCTCCACTCGTAGCAACAACCGCACCCGTACGACCAAATACGCTTGTAACCGCATCTGTGTTAATGTCAGTCCAACTTGCAGTTATCGTTCCACCATCCTGTTGATTAAGCGTTAATGTCTTTGTTGTTGTACCCGTTACCGATGCACTATTTATCTTGTCATTATACGCTGCATCCCAATTTGTTTGAGATGAAATGGTTGGTAATGAGTAACCACTTGCAAATGCGATGGCAAGCGTTCCTGATGTGGTTATTGGATTGTTGGCAATAGTGAACCCAGTTGGAACACTAAGGTCAACGCTTGTAACTGTACCAACAGACCAAGACCTATCCGCACTTAAATCATAGGCAGTGCCGTTTATTGTCAGTTGCCTTGTTGTCAAAACATAACTTCCAGCAGCTTGACCGCCTATGTCAGAAAGAACTTCTGCACCTGTTCTGTATTTTACTATTCCACCATCACTAACCAAAAATTTATCCGTGTCTGTTGTAGCGTTCGCAATGCTTCCGATTGTAAATGTACTACCAACCTTTGCAGTTCCATCAACCTCTAACTTAAAACCATTGTCATCTGTTCCGCTTCCTATAATGTGATTACCATTTGCAAAAATCCTGCTAACAAAGTTTGAACCGATTTGACCGATAACAATACCATTTGTGTAGGTATGCTTTGTCGCTTTCGGACTTGCATAATTCAATAACTCAACTGTGTAAGTCATTGCATTAGTGGCATTATTACTAAAATTGAAACTTGAACCGAAGTCAGTATTGGTGTTAAACGTATAACCTAAAGCAGAAAGTTGTTGAACTCCGCTTGTAGTAATTCCGCTTGTAGAATTCCAAAGAGCAAGATAATTATTAGTTCCAGTTCCCGTTACAGGATTGGTAATTGCGTTCTGCTTGTTATTAAAAGTAGTCCAATCTGAACTACTTAAAGCACCTCTATTTGTTGCTGATGCAGTAGGGAGGTTAAAAGTATGCGTTGATGATGCAGAACTTATTGCAAAATCAGTTCCACTTGTACCTGTTGCAAAAGTTTGTGATGTCGGATTAAGTCCATTCAATGAAGTAATACCTACATCGCTTGAAGGTGTCCAAATTGTGCCGTTATACTTTAGCACCTGTCCATTGGTTGCACCACTTGTATTGACATCGTGCAATTCCCCTAATTCAAAACCATTTGTGGTCTTGACATATATTTTACCATTGTTGGCATGAGCATACTCAACATAACCAATGATAACAAGATGTTGAGGTGCTACTGGTTTTACATTAGTAATCTTACCTGCCGTTGTTGGACTAAGATAAAGCACATCACCATCAGTCCATGTCTCACCTTGCAATGAACCTGTGGTGTTAATGTTTTCAAGTTGACCAACAGTTATGATAAAACCCTCTTGATTCGGTGCGATTGTTTCCGTAACCAAACCAATAGTATCTGCACTGTTATTGTCGTTATTACCTTGTGCAAGTTCAATTGCCAACCTTTGACCTTGTGCTCCGCTAATCCTTACCGCTTGATATTCCGCTTTGGTTAAAGTTGTGTTAGGCGATACCTTATTCACTACCCTTGCAACCAAATCAACACCATTCTTTAAAACAACGTTACCACCTTTTAAGGTAGTTTCACTGCTTCCGATTGTATTGTTCCATCTTGTTGTTCCTACCGCAGCAGTTCCCGTTGGTGATACATCAAGCGTTAATTGTCCTGCCTTTAGTTCATACTCCCCTAAATCAACATTCTGCAATGCTCCCGTATATGGAACATAACCACTCGCCTCATCGGAATATATCGTAAAATTCGGGTAAGTACCAGTTATGACAGTTCCCCCAGTTCCACTCAAAGAAACTACTTGGTCAGGTGCGGTGTTGGTTATTGTCAAAGTTCCTGCTCCCGTAATCGGTCCACCAGTTACGCTTATGCCAGTGCTTCCACTTGCATTAACTGAATATACCGTTCCTGCTCCTGCATCTACCCAAACGGTGTCGTAATTGGTTGAAGATGCTTTACTCAATACTTGACCTGTTGTTCCACCTGCTGCAACTCCAGCACCAGCAGGACCTTGTGGTCCAGTTCCACCCGATGCCTCTACTTCAATGATTTGGTCGGTAACGGAAACCAATACGGGTTGGTCAATAACATTCACATTTACCTCATCACCTACTGCCGTTACAACGACAGTCTGCTCAATAGCATTGACATCAATTCCCATCTTTTAAGGTTTAGTTACATCATCATAAACAATAAAATCACCAGTCAAGTAAGTCTTTACAACTCCACCGCTAAATGCAACATTCATATCCCACACATAATTACCTTTAGCAATATCAATCAACTTGCTAACTGTAACTTGGTTATTCCCTACACCGCCAATCGTTATCCCACTTCCGTTTGTCAAAGTCAAAGCAAGAGTACCTCCGCATCCTTTACGGATTTGGATAGTTATTGTGCTACCCGATAGATTCACGGGTGATGAATTGGATGTTATAGTGAATGCCTGACCCCAAGTGTCATTCCTCCACATTTGTATATCTAAATTCCCAGGTCTAAAATCTGATGCCATTTTCTTTTTCTTTAAATAGATTTATGATGGATAAGTGTAGTCCGTTGGAACTTCACACCTATTCTGCAAGTATGGTAAATCAAGAGCAATATTCGCACTAACCCCCGCCAAATATTCGGGAGTATCTTCCATAAAGAAGTCAAGCGTTACCGAATCTTGAAGAACAAAATCAAAATCGTTGTAATGCAATTGAGCAATTATGTCCTGTGCGGTGAGTAATTGGTCAGACAATACCTCTTGCTCATTTGATTGCTCGGGAAGTACCCTATCGCAAAAAAACAAGGTAAAGTTGATTGTTGAACTCTTGCCATTGATGGATGCACCCGTTAGGTCAAAGAATAAAGCAGGGTAGACATTATCCGTACCCTTGCTCAAAAAATCAAAAGCGTTTCCGTAAAACGTTGTCTTGATTTGTTGATGGGCATTTCCCAAGTCCTCTATTATTTCTATCAGATTGTTTAGGGTCATCTTTTTTTATTTTTTCAAGATAGACACGAAGTTTCTCTTGGTTCTTTTTAGTATATGTCTTATTCGCCACAACAACGATTTACGTTTCCTTGATATTTTTCTTCAAAAGTTTTATACCTATCGCAATCGTAATCCCCTAACCAAATGGTCGTAGTGTAAGCATCATTGTCGGGAACAATGGTATCTACACCCGTTCCTGGGTTAATGTACTCTGGATATTTAGCACTTGCTTGGGATTCTTGCTTCAAGAATTTAATCAACCTTTGCTTGTAAAACTCTGCCCTTGCCGAATACCTATTTGCTACATCTGCCAAATCCGATGCACTCGGTTCGGTTTGATTATCTCCCGTTTTCCTAATAACTCCTTTATTGTAGAACTGGTATGACAATGCCATTGGCAGTTCACTCATAACATAGTAAACCAAACAAGGTGTTATGTAGGTATTGAGCAAGGTTTCTTCATCACAATTCAAATCTCCGCACTCAATCCCATCTTGCAACCTTTCATACAATGCCGTTCCCAATGCAGGAAGAATATAAGCATCCTGTGCATAAAGGATATCGGGAAAGACCAATTTTGGGTCTACGTTAACGTGAAGACCAGTTCTGTCCTTTATCGTATCAACTGAAATAAATAAAATATTTCTGCTCATTATTTTTTCTTTTTAACAACTACATTCCTTCTCCATTCGTGTCTGCAACTTGGTGAATCTCCCCACCAACCACCGCCACGGTCAAATACCGAGTAACCAAGCCTTGCACTTAGCATCTCAATTCCGCTTCTGCTCCAAAGTCTGTCCTCACTAATCAGTTTCCTGCAAAAAGTCCTTGAAGGATGTGCGGGTGTATCTCTTTGTGAACTTGGTACAATCGGTTTCCACTCATAGGAATACTTAACCTCAAAGGTTGTTACATCCATGTCATCAACCAACTTGCTCAATGGTTTAGTCAACTTCCTTTCTTCAATCTTTGGGTCATAACTTACCGCACCCGATTCAACCAAATAAGACAAGCGACCTTGCACCACTTCCCTACTTTTACCCACCGCCTTCGCAATGTCATCAATGCTTATCTTCCTATCCTTATCAATCAAGGCAAGGATTTGTTTATCCAATGCTTTGTCTATCAATACATCCTCCGCAAACGCATCCTTGGCACTAAAAACTGCTTTAGAATGGATTATGTTATAATCTCCTTTCGGTTCGCCAACCTCCCTAAAAAGTCCTATTACGGTGTCCTCATCAAGTGATGAAAAACTAAAGTCTTCTGTCATTGGGTCATCATCTATGCCAAGCATAGCATTTACCTCATTGTCGGTCATTCCAAGACCTGATTTGAGCATTGTAGTTGCAATCTCTTTGGATATCTTACCCTGTGAAAACTGCCTAATAACTCGCATCAATTGCTGATACTGTCTACCGCTAAGATTCTTCAAATTATCATTTACCTCAACTTGCTCTTGATTTAAACTTGGTTGAGTTGTTTCAGTTGATGCATATTTTGCAACATCAATCCCTGCCTTCTCCAATAACCACTCTTTAGGTGCAATCTGCAACAATGCTGCCTCGCTTAACTCAAATCCAATAGGTTCTACTGGTATGATGCTAATTTCAGAAGTCGCACCTTTTAGGACCGCTAATTCATTGAATATTGATTCAAGGAACTGTTGTTTGTCATTTACATAAGTGTTCTTAAATATCTCATAAGAATCCCGCATCTGTGTTCTACTTCCCAACTGCCCAGGTTCGGCAATACCAAAAAGACTTGGTGAGGTTATTTGATGACCAGCAAACAAATTGTTTTGTATAATCAAATCAACCCTTGTGAAGTCCTCTTTTGTAATATCACTTGCTCCGAGGTCCTCAATGATTGGTTTCCGTGCAGGGTCAGTGGTAAATGACAAGATAAATTTCTTACCATCAGAACCGCTAAACCTATCCGTAAATCTCCTTTCAATGTTACGCTTCTCATCAGGAGAAGGTTCACCATTGGGAAGGGTAATAAGTTTGGATGCACTGAATCCGGTTTGAGCATTCCCCAAAACGTGTCTGCTGACTTCAATATCTGATTCAATATAGTTCAACGCACCCATATAACCCGGTAAGGCATA